CAGGATCACAGGTTGCCCAACAGGTATCCCAAGCGGATCTGATGGCGGCTCAAGCTGAAGAGGCACAGGCTCAAGTGCCACTGCCTGAAGAGGAGGCTGCTCTTATCTAATGGGTAAGTTTGTCTCAACGGCACAGGCGCAGGATAAGAACAGCTTCTCGGAGATGTTCAAGAATATGCCATACAATCCTAGGCCTGGAGAGACGCCGATGGGTGGATCTCGAAATATGCCATATCATTCGGACAGCGACACATCAGTGATGACGCCGATGTTTGATTCTGAAGGCGGCGGCTATGATTATGACTCCGCAAAGAAGGCTGGCATGAGCAGAGACAGCACCGGCCACTATGGGTCAGTGATTGAAACAACAAAAGAGCAGCGGCAGAAATATGATCTGCCTGAAGAGAGCTACATGATCCTCAAGGGTAAGAAGCACAAGACCTTTCATAAGACTGTTGCCGGTGAGGAGAAGCGTGGATTTGAAGTCAAGAAACTTGGAGACAGATATTATTCTGTTCCGAGGAGGAGGCGATAGTTAGATGACACAAAAGCTGGTTTTGCTGCCGGCTGATATACAGGACGCATATGCGATCCAGGCGGTAGCACGAGGCGAGGGAGGCCCACATGAACAAGAGCGCGCAATCAAGTGCATTATTGAGGAACTCGCCGGCACATACAATATGACCTTCGACCCCAACAGTGAGCGATCAACATCGTTCAACGAAGGCTCCCGCAAAGTAGGACGGACAATAGTTGGGATAATCAACTGTAACTTAGAGAATGTTACAAAAGCAGAGAAGCGTATCTTAAAACGGAAAGGAAAGACCGATGGCTGAAGTAGCCTTAGATGTAACACCAGAACCAACCCCGGAACCCACACCAGAGCCAGCACCAGAACCTACCCCGGAAACCACACCGGAGCCAACACCTGAACCCGCACCGGCAGAGAATGTCTGGCGGGACGATTGGCGCACGGCAGTGGCTGACGGCGATGATCAGTTCGAGAAGCGGCTCGAGCGGTTTGCCTCACCAAAAGACATGGCAAACTGGACAAAGAATGCTGAGAGGCTATTCAAACAAGGCGGCGATCCAAACCCGTTCCCAACTAAAGGGACCGAGGAAGAGCAAGCAGCCTGGAGAACCAATCACGATCTGCCGGCCGAGGCCGCTGGGTATCGTGAGGCATTGCCTGAAGACATCCAGATCCCAGACGGTGACATGGGGTATGTCGATGCATTCTCTGAAATAGCTCACAAGCACAACCTCTCGCCGGCAGTGGCCAATGAGATGGTTGCAGCTATCTACAATCATCAGTCTGCTGACCTTCAATCCCAGCAGTCACTGGATGAATCCGAAAGCCGTGATACCATGTCTGCGCTGCGAGAGGATTACGGCGCCGATACCAATAAGAATATGGTGGCACTCAAGGGTTGGCTGACAGGATCGGGCTCACCTGAGTTCGTTGAGAACCTGATGGCTGCTCGGATGGGTGACGGCAGGGCATTGTTCAATGATCCCGAGGCAGTCAGGTGGTTTGTCGATAAGATGTACCAGATTGATCCCGCGGCCACGACAGTTCCAGGCGAAGGGTCTGATCAAGCCAAGGGCATCGAGGGTGAGATGGCAGATCTCGAGAAGCTGATGCAAGACACCAAGGGTGAATACTACGTTGGTGCTAAAGCTGAGACGCATCAGGCTCGATATGCTGAACTGCTGCAAGTCAAGCAGCGGATGGATGAAAGAGCGGCGAGATGAGGGCGATCCATGAAAACACGGTTATCCAAATCGACATCACCAACGCTTGTCACCTCAACTGTGCAAACTGTACGAGGTTCGTTGGTAACCACCGTCAGCCATACTTTATGTCGCTCGGAGATTTTAAGCGCGCCGTTGAATCATTGGAAGGATTCCCAGGTCGGATCGGTATCATGGGTGGAGAACCAACACTCCACCCACAGTTCCGAGAAATCCTGACCTTAATGAGGGATATGGTTCCCAAAGAGAAGCGGGAGTTCTGGACGGCTGGGTTTAAGTGGGGAGAGTATAAAGCTGACATCCATAAAACCTTCAACCGGGAGCGTGTGGCGTTTAATGACCACTCCCAAGCGAGTGGCCGGCACCAACCGCTACTCGTCGCAATCAGTGAGGTGGTTGACGATCACGAATTACGAGAGTTGCTCATCGAGAACTGCCCTTTCCAATCAAGCTGGTCAGCAGCCATCACACCTAAAGGCGCCTTCTTCTGCGAAATAGCCGCGGCCCAGGACTATTTGTTTGATGATCCCGGCGGCTACGAGGTTAAGCCAGGATGGTGGAGGCGTGAGCCCGAGGATTTCCAAGATCAGGTGATGGAATATTGCGGATCCTGTTCTGGCGCGCTGCCGATGGAAACACTCAGCGATGGCAGGGGAGGTCGTGACGGCCACGCTCCTGACATGATGACCCGTGGCAACTATGAAAAGCTATTAGCCATGGGATCACCCAAAGCGGCGAGAGGTGTAGAGATCTGGACCCGCAAGATGACTAAAGACGATCTCCCTGAAGATTGGAACCCGAGATCGTTCCGAGACTTTGAAGCCCACAACCCGGAGGACTATGATGGTAGACAGAGACCTGTTGACTTAGACACCACATCTTGTGTATAAGCGGAAGGACGGACAACCCACCCATATAGATAGACTGTGGCCCCGAGGCATTAACTTTCTAGACGCGGCACCTGACACGACCGCCGAGGCCCGGATTTCCGACAACCCTCATTAATCGTTGAAGGCCAACCCTGCTGACGGAATCAACCCTGTTAGAGAAGGATATTGGCTATGCCTCAAATAGCATATCAAACCCAATACCGGCAGGAATTCATCCATGGGTTCGAGGACAGACAATCCCGTCTGCGCTCGACCACTGTGCAAGAGACCGTGATCAAGGGCAACAAGGCAACCTTCTTGGTAGCTGATAGTGGCTCCGCGGCAGCTAGCACTCGTGGCGTGAATGGCCTCATCCAGGCCCGTGCAGATAACTTGACGCAGAATACTGCAACCCTCAAGGAATGGCACGACCTCGTCCGTAAAACCGGCTTCAACGTCTTTGCATCACAAAGCGATCAGAAGCGGATCATGCAAGAAACCTCAATGGCTGTTATCAATCGCAAGATCGATGACGATATCATTACGGTTCTTGACACTGCCACCAACGACACCGGCACCAGCGCGATTGCTACCCTCGATATGGTAGCTAAATCAAAAACCATCTTGGGCGATAATTTCGTACCATGTGAAGAGGAAGATAATATGTTCGGCCTCATCACACCGGCTTTTGATGCGTATCTGATGCAAGTGTCTGAATATGCTTCGGCTGATTATGTGAGCGTTCAACCGTTCACCGGACCAGCCCGTATGTTCAAGCGTTGGTATGGCATTAACTGGATCGTTCATCCTCGCCTCACTGGTTCTGTTGGAGCCGGCGGTGCAGGAACGACTGAGCAGTGTTATCTCTATCATCGCAATGCCATTGGCCATGCGGTTGATAAAGAGACCATGCAGTCTCCGGTTGGCTACGACGAAGAACAGGATTATTCCTGGGCTCGTTGCACAGTCTTCATGGGTTCGGTCTTACTTCAAAACAGTGGCGTAGTTCAGATGAAGCACGATGCATCTGCCTACGGCGCATCATAGGAGGATTAAGACATGGCTTATGCAACTTATGACTCCACCAGCCCTAACCCGATTGCTCTCGCATATCAGCCGATTGCTCAAGGTTCTACGGGTGCCAAAGCATGGACATATGTCTCGACGCACTTGAAGACAGACATTGGTGCTTCCGACTTCATCTCTGACGGTAATGATTTGGGTGTTAATGTTAACGACACCCTCCTCGCCATCTCTGAGAGTTCGGGCGTATCGTTCCATCGCTGCACGGCGGTCGGATCAACCTCGACAACTTGGTCTGCTGGTCTCGTGATCAGTTCGGCATCGTAGTTGGTAGGAGGAACGAATGGCTTATGAAACAGGCAACCCGCCACATCTAGCTGGCGATCAGCCCGTTGCGGCACCCCGGACTTGGAAATACAAGTCCACTCACCTACAGGCTGTAGTCGGCGCGTCCGACCACATCTCAAACGGTGAAGACATCGGCATGGTGGTTGGTGATACGGTATTTCATATCGGTTCAACAACCTATGTGCTGACATCTCACTCGGTGACAGCGGTGGCGTCAACATACGCAAGCTTGACATCTGGACTTGTGATTAGTTCAGCCTCCTAGACGACAACGTCATCAACCGTGGGGGGCGTCCATCATGGCGGTGGGCGCCCCTTGCTTTAACAGAAGGAGTATTCCCAATGGCGAAAGCCAAAACCAAAGCCAAAGAAGAAGTAAAACCCCGCGAGCCTCGTAAGCTGGCGGCGATTGACTTTCAGTTGAAAGAAACCGTACAGGCCCAATACACGGCCCTCGTGCCAACCGACACAATCTTTGAAGACTGCATGGAACCAATGTTCTGGACCCATGTTGCTGCTCAGATGCCAACGATGTCGGAGGTGACCTTGATCCCCAAGGATGGATCTTGGTATGGCCGAGTGTTCGTCCGCTATTCTGATCGAACATCTGCGAAGGTGGCTCCGCTGGAATATCACGACCTCAATACAATGGTCTATGAAGACACCGACGATTCGGATTTCGGGATTGATTTCACAACGGCTGAAGGCTTCCGGGTTATAAGGAAGGCAGATAGCACAGTGCTATCCAAAGGTCATAACACCCGCGAAGACGCAGCGGAGTGGATGGTCGAACACAATAAAGCGATGGCTGCATGACCACGCAGCTAACACTCTATAACGGTGCGCTCCGCTTGTTAGGTCAAGCGGAGTTAGCCGCCGTAGATGAGGACCGTGAACCGCGGCACGTTCTCGATGGCTGGTATGAAGACAAAGACGGCCGGCGCGCCTGTCTGGAACATGGTCTTTGGAACTTTGCCATGAGAGCGGTCAAGCTTGATTACAACTCAGCCATCGAGCCAGACTTTGGGCTGAGACGGGCATTCAACATTCCCAGTGATTATGTCCACCACCACGAGATTTCCTCGGATGAATACTTTTACTCACCTCTCACTGATGCTGAATTCAAGAAGGAGCAGGGATATTTCTTTGCCGACATCGATGAGATCTATGTGAGATACGTCTCAGATGATGCGTCCTACGGTAAGGACATGGCCCTCTGGCCTGAGAGCTTCATCGAGATGGTTGAATACTACCTCGCCATGAAATCCGCTCCCCGTGTCAATCCAGATAAGACTGAGGATATGACAGAGGGTTTCAAGGAACAGCGCACGATGGCGAGATCAAAGGATGCCCTGCAAGAGGGTGTTAAGTTCTATCCTGAGACAGGCTGGCAGAGATCTCGGAGAGGCCGCTTCGGTAGCCGTCGAGACATGGGTAGCCGAACCAACCTGACAGGTTAAGCATATGGGAGAGATGAATTCACCCATTGCCACTTTCAACCGCGGTGTCATCGATGACCGTGCGCTTGGACGTACCGACATCAAACGCATTGCGATGTCAGCTTCAACCCAGACCAACTGGATACCTCGCACCTTGGGGTCCATGACCATCCGTCCAGGCATGGAAAAGGTGGCCGAGAGTTATAATTCGAAAGTAGCAAAGCACGTTCCCTTTGTTTTCAATGCCGATGATATGGCGCTGATCGAGGTATCCGCTGAGACCATGCGGGTGATCCTGATTGAAGACGATGAGGAGACGCTGATCGAGCGGCCACTGAACAACACATCAATCGCCAACGGCACCTTTGAGACTGATCTGACATCGTGGACGGATTCGGATGAAGGCGGAGCCACCTCGGCGCAGAAGACGGTCAACTCAAAAGGCTATATGTCCCTGATCGGCACGAGGTTCAACGCAGCCATCAGAGATCAGGAGGTCTTTGTCTATGACGCCAACACCTCGCCGGGGATGGTGAGGGCAGAGGTGAAGGTCTACGGCCGGCAGTCCCGCATCATTGACAACAAGCACAGGTCTCACGTTACGCAGGGTCCAATATCAGGCATTCACCAACACGCCATCAGAATAGTGGTTGAGCGAGGTCCGGTGACGCTGACCATAGGATCCTCCCAAGGTGGTACGGATTACATTACTGATTCCACACTGGATGAGGGAACGCATTCAATCGCCTTCACACCGAAAGGTAATTTCTGGGTCAGGCTACTCAATCGAGATGAGATCGACGTTCTGGTTGATGAAGTGTCAATCGAGGGCGCCGGTCCCATGACGATGCCGCTGCCGTATAATCAGGATGACCTGACGCTGATCCGCTGGGATCAATCAGGCAACGTGATTTATCTGGCCTGTGACGGCTACCAGCAATACAGGATCCAACGCCGGGGAAAGCGGTCTTGGTCGGCAACCAAATACCTGACTGAAGACGGACCCTTCAGGGTGATTAATACGTCATCGACTACCATCACCTCGGATGCGCTGTCAGGTGAGTGTACGCTGACGGCCTCTAACAATGTTTTTTCGGCCAATCAGATCGGTGTGCTGTTCCGCATGAGATCTGTGGGTCAGGATGTCTCGGCTGCGATCTCCGCTGCCGGCAACTGGTCGGACAGTATCCGGGTGGTTGGTGTAGATAATTCACGTATCTTTACGATAACCATCACCGGCTCGTGGACGGCAACGGTCACACTCCAGAGATCCATCGATGATGAGGGCTCGTGGACGGAAGTCACCACCTATGCGACAAATCAAGCAGCGGTTTCATTCGATGACAGCCTGGATAATACCATCGCCTTCTATCGGATTGGTGTGGATACGGGAGATTTTACATCAGGCACGGCGAATGTCTCAATGTCTTACCCCGGCGGCGGCATCACGGGTGTCGTGCGGATCCACACATATACGTCCAACACCTCGGTGGATGGCTCCATTGTGGTGCGTCTAGGATCAACGTCAGCGACCAACGAGTGGTATGAGGGTGTCTGGAGTGACAAGAGGGGCTGGTCTACCGCTGTAACGCTGTATGAGGGACGCCTGTGGTGGTTTGGTAGGGATTGGATCATCGGCTCGGTGACGGATAGCTTTCGTTCCTTCGATGATGAACTGAGCGGGGGCTCCGCTCCACTGGTCAGAACCTTGGGTAAGGGTCCGGTTGATGTGATCAACTGGGGCATGGGCCTCCAGAGATTGATGTTAGGAACGCAAACCAGTGAGGTTTCTGTCCGGGCATCTGCTTTTGACGAACCTCTGAGCGTTGAGGAGTTCAATCTGAAGGACGCATCGACGCAGGGCTCGGCGACAATCCGCTCAGTTAAGGTGGATAGTCGTGGATTATTTGTGGATAGATCTAAGTATAAGTTGTTTGAACTCGAATATTCATTCGACAGTAATGACTATAGCTCCTCAGATTTGACGAAACTGGCACCTGAGATAGGTTCTCCCGGTTTTGTCCACATGGATGTCCAGAGGCAACCTGATACGCGCCTCCATGCACTGAGGGCTGACGGCACGGTGGCGTGTCTGGTTTATGATCCATCCGAGCAAGTTCGGGCGTGGATCCCGATAGAGACCGGCGATGCAGACACCGTCAATGGCGTTATAACAGATGTGGTTGTACTCCCCCGAACTGAGGAGGATGCAGTCTATTACCAAGTCCTGAGAGTGGTCGATGGGCAGAAGCGACACTACCTCGAGAAGTGGGCCAAGGAATCCGAATGCATAGGTGGTGACATCAGCCGTCTCGCTGACAGCTATGTTGAATTCACCTACACCGTTCCGCGATCCGAGGTGGACAAGCTCGAGCATCTCGAAGGTCTCGAGGTGATCTGCTGGGCTGACGGCAAGTGCCTGGACGATGCCAGTGGAGATATTCAAACCTTCACGGTTTCCAATGGAGCTATCTCGGTGACTGACGGAGGCTCGACCACGACCGTAACTAATGGTGTGGTCGGCTTGCAATATATAGCGCAGTTCAAGTCGGCGAACCTACCCTACGGCGCCACCAAGGGAACCACCCTGACGATGCGTCAGCGGATCCAGACCATCGGGCTGCTGCTCAGTAACACACACCACAGAGGCCTCGAGTATGGCCGCGACTTCACAAATATGGATACCCTGCCACAGGTCATCGATGGATCGACAGTGGCAGATGACACCATACATTCATTCTTGTCAGAGCCCGAGGTAACCTTCCCCGGCGTGACTAACGCAAATAACAGATTGTATCTGAAGGCAACTGCACCGCGGCCGGCGACGATCATGGCGGCGGTTCTAGAACTCGATACTACGGAGACTTGATATGAGCAAATTTGCAGGTGGATTAGACACGGGAACGGCCAAGGGGCTGTCAGGTGGCATGGGTCTCCTCAGTACCGTTCTGGATTTTATGGGGTCCAATCAACAGGCTGAAGGCTACCGGCAAGTCGGCATAGATAAGGCAGAATCCTACGAGGATCTCGCAGCCCAGTATGAAGACAGGTCAGGCTACCACATCCCCAGCGCACAGCGTAAGGCTGGTGAGATGCGGCGGGTTAGCGATATAGCAATGAGTGACGCCAAGGCCAGCTTCAAAGGCGGTGCCGGCGATCCGTCCTCGGTTAAGTGGTTGGCCAAAGCGCAAACCCAAGGTGCCTATGGTGCGGCATTGCAGATGTTTGCCGGCAAGCAACTTGAGAGAGACGATAAGATCCGGGCTCATTATTCACGGGCTGCTGGCGAGAGAGCCAGGATTGCCGGCGAGATGAAAGCCGGCGCAGCCAAAACCTCTGCCTTTGCCGGTCTGCTTAAAGGCATGGGCAAGGCTGTCACCTTGGCTGAGAAATACAACCCTGGACCTGCCTCTGCTTGGGGATCCTATGATGACCCGATGCTTAATGTTGAAAACAGTGGGTGGGGCTGATGGCTAGATTACCCAACTTACTCAGGAAAGGAGTATCAACGCCGAATGTCGTTGGTGCTGTTGTGCAGCCTCAAGAGGTGACGGCTATCGGTGAGGCACAGGTCTTTGCCGGCACTGAGAAGAAGAAGCAAGCTGCCATCATTCAACGCGAGGCTGATGTGTTGTCAAACAGAGTAGACAAGGCTGAGCTGGCCACTGCCCAATCCAAGATGTATGAGGAATCTATCCGCATATCATCTGAGGTGGAGGAAATCCAAGATTATAAGACTTGGCAGTCTGAATATAATAAGCGGATGAAGGAGTCTGCCAATCAGATAAGCAAGAATATATCCAGTAGTGATCAGAGGATGCAGTTCCAGGCATCTACGTCTGCCCATGCGGCCAGAAGTAGTGAGCTCGTGAGGCGCGCCGCCAAGATCAAGGGACATCAGGTTCGTGCCGGCACCCTCTTAGAAAATCTGGACCGCAACAGCAAGAGCATCCTCAAGCTGCCAGAAGATCAACACGGTGATATTATCAACTCATCCCACGGTGATATTGACAGCGCAGTCAGGCTGGGTGACATCACGGCTCGGGAAGCCCTCATTCTTAAAGAGAAGTTTGTTCAAGACTACTCAACCGGGATGCTGATGACGCGAACGACAGAACAAGCAATCAAAGACATCCTGGCGGCAAGGGTTGAAGACAAGGCCACCGGCAAGATTTCATACAAGGTCACCGAAACATATATTGATTTTATTCCAGATGATAAGAAGGAGACCCACCTCCGCACCTTCCAGCGCAGAATGCTGACGGCGCAAAATCAGGCGAGGACGGCGGCGCGTCAAAGTAAAGAAGAACGAGAGAAGAGACTTGAGGAGTTGAGTGACAAGTTGCAGATACTCTTCCTAAATCATTCAAACCCAAAACATCGCGAGCGTCTTCTCGATGCCATCAGCAAGATAGGAGCGGTTTCCCCAGAAAGATATCAGAGGTTGTTGGAATATCAGTCGAAGGCCGGCGATGGCTCTCTAAGAGATGATGAGCCTCTCATCAATGAGTTGAGGCGAGGCATCATGGGTGGCACTGACACGATGGAGGACGTAATCCGCAACTCACCTCATATGACTGAACCCACACAAAAAGAACTCCAATCCCTCGTCATGGTTACCAGAGATAAGAGGGCTACCAGAGCGGTGCAGATGATCAAGGCATCCTTCGGGATCTTGGAGGAGACGGTATTCAATGCTCGTGCGGCGGCGCCCATCAATCGGGCGGCCGGCGATGCCCTCGTTAAACTCTATCAACAGATGCTGTCAAACCCAGAAGCTGATCCATATAAGTTGGCGCAGGGTCTCATCAAGGGCGGCGAGAAGAAAATCAAGGAACTCCAGTTCGAAGCCATCAAGAATACGCTGGCGAGGATGGCGGCCACCCCCAAATATAACTGGCTTGACCCGGACGATCCCGAGGACAGTCTCAAGGCTGCAATCAAGAAAGGGCTGGTTGAAAAGGATGATCCCGCCGTACTCTCTGTGACGGCTATGATTAAAAAACTGAAGAGGCTCAGAAGTAATGGCTGACTTTAGCGTCTTAAATCAATACTATGAAGAGACGGTGATTGAGGATCCAATCATCAAAGCTGCGGCCGATGAATTGCGCGGTATTTTCCCAACGGTGACTAAAGCCCAGGACGATGACATCGGCTACCTCGAGGCAATCAGAAGGGTTGGTGAGACTGTG